ACTAATTAATATAAAAATAAAATCTGAATCAATCAGAATAATAATCAGAACTAATCAGAAATAATTATTTATATTATCAGAATCCAATCTGATTTAATAGGAAAACTGATACCCACTTGGGGGAACTGCGTCCAGGCTACGACGCTATTAGGCTTCAGAAAATTATGTCATTTTTTTAAGGAGTTTAGCTTCTTTTTTAAGTATTTTCGCAGCTTTCTTGCTGGTTATACATATTTGAGCCTTTTGTTGTAGGATTAAAAGTTTCTTTTCATATTTATTCATTAAGTTATTAGTTTGTAGTAATTTAAGAGATATCAAATGATGATATCCAGTAAATAGAGAGAGGGAATGGTCTACGAAGTAGAATTATTCCCTCTGAGGGGTCGGGTCCACCCTTCCCTTCCCCTGTATAGGGTGCCCGTTAAGCTAAACCCAGGTAGGGACTGGTTTTCCGTTAGATAGTCCTCTAGCGAGGTCTCTTTGGTCTTTATTCATACCCATAACTACGTGATTAGCTGAAGAGTGGGGGTTTTCGAGGAAGTCAGCCATCATAGAATCCCATTCTTCTCTTTTACGTAGTACTATAGCATCATGGGCATTGATAGCCATAGCATCTGTAAAGTATTTAACACCTTGAGCTAAGCAATCTAATCTGTCATCATGCTTAACTGCTCCTTTCTCTCTACACATTCTAGACATTTGGTAGAATAGCATGTAGAGTAGTCGTTTTTCAGGAGCTTCATCTGGGTTCGATTTATAGTCCCAGTCAATAACGCCTCTATCGATAACCAAACGATGCTGATTAAAAACAGGCTCCAAGCTATCGATGATACGATCTTCTTTTCTAACATTAGCTCTAACTTCTTCTATATCTATATTTAATGAGGTTTGTTTAAGATGTTTCTTAAATAGTTCTCCAACAATTCCATCTCCAAAGTTAGTCTCGATAACGAGTTTTGTAACTCCATACTTTCTACATCCTCTAAGGATGTGTAGGAGGGTTTCATCGGAATATCCATCTTTATAGGCTCGCATTTCATGTAGATATAAGAACCCGTTCTTCTGACTAATAAAGGCTGCTGCTGTTTCATCAGTACCTCTTCCGGAGGGATCAACGGAACATACTGTTTCGGAGTAGGGAGTCCATTCTCCATTAAGTTGCATAGGAGAATAGAAGTAGTCTCCTGGTAATCCAACAGTAGGAAGGTCTTTAATGACATTGGATGGATCTGAGCACCAGACAACGACATCGGGAGCAGTAGTAGGGTTGACAGAGGTAACAACCAAGTCAGCCATTTTAAGGGGGAATTTTTCTGCATCACTAAGGGAAGTGTCTAGTTGAAATTGAAGCATAAAGTTAGAACGACCCATAGCTGCTTCACGTTCTATTAGGTCATCTTCATCGAATCTATCTGGATCAGTAACTGACCATTCATCCACACCAGCATCAAGATCTTCTTGTATTTGAGGAGCTAAGAGTCCTTCATATTTACTAAGTTTATTTTTTCTTGGGTATCTTGATGGCCAAACAAAGGGACGATACGAACGCTCTGCCAACTTACGATAAACAGTAAAAGTAGTCTGAGGAGTCCCGAGATACATAATACGGCTATCATCTTTGGGTGTAAGGATAGATTCAGCTTCTGTACAAAGTTGTAGTAATTTTTCACGCATAAGCTCCGTCATGGAGTTTCCAGGTACCTCTATGTCGTCCAAGATCATGAGATCTGCTCGACTTCCGGTTAACTGTCCAGTGATGCCCACCGACTTTACGCTTGGGGCTTGATGAGGAGAACAGTTTACGTCGAAACTTATTCTTGACCATCTGGAATCGTCTGATTTGGGTTGAAGGTGACTGAGCCATGGAGTTTCAATAATTAGTTTTTGTAGGAAGATAGACATGTTATCAGCCCGTTCTTTAGAGGCTGATATAATCATAATTTTTCTTTCTGGATCATTAAATAAGGTCCATAAGACAAAGGCTCCAGTAATCCAAGATTTACCGACACCACGGAATGCTTGGATCTGGAGACGCTTAGGACCGTTCTGTAAGTAGTCTGCAATCGAGTACTGAGCCCTTGTAGGGGGTGGTAGGTCTAGTTGATCCCAAAGGGCAGTTAGGAACACTTTGAAGTCCTTCTGGAGGGCACTGAGAGAATCGTTCATATTAATCTAAAATAATCTCCCAACCAGCTTGTATAGCATTTTCTATATCAGTTATAGACCAACCTTTATTTCGTAAATCTTGGGCTGAATAAGAAGATTTAAGGCTAGATGTACCTTTTGTAGGATCACCCCAACCAGTTCTTAAATGTTGATCAATATCTTCAATAGAGAAACCTTTTTGATATAATTTATTAGGATCAATTTGTTTTAAGATATCATTAAATTCTGTCCAACTAACACCTATTATATCTTTGTAAGCATTATATACAGTTTTTGCTTGTTGATTAGATATAAGAGCTTCAGATAAAAGTTTTTGATCTATAATTTGAGCTTTAGCTATTACTTGTAAATCATTTATATCAAGTTTATTAAATGCAGGTAATGATAAATTAACCTTACCAGCTTGTATTAGTATATCATTTATAATTTCTGATGCAGTCTGATATTTATGTGCACCTTGATGTGACATAACACCAGGAGTAGGAAGATTTGCTAATCTCTTATCTAATGCTATTATATCTAAGACACTTGCTGTATATTCATCTGCACTTAATTTACCTAATAAATTAGTTCTGCCTTGTAAGCCTCTATAAAATACATCAATTTGATCTGTACTATCGTTGATAACATTTGCTATTTCATTAATAATACCTTCTCGTTGTTTATAAGTATAAGTACTTTGCCAATTTGCTGGTAAGTTCAATCGTCTTTCAAGACCTTTTAAGTCAAAAGTATTTGGAGTACCTGATAATTGATTATTTATAATAGCATGTATTCTAGGATGTAATATTTCTGGTATAGCACTAGCATTTGTAGGATCATATCCTAATTTATAACCTAATTTTCTTGATAAAAGATCTGCACCTTTTAATCTATATTCTTCCGTTAAACCATTCAAAGAATCATATACTTGTCTTATCAATCCTTTATGATGAATCTGCCATTTAACTTCATCAAGTGGTATACCTAATTTTGTTTGTAACTCTTCAATTTGTTCTATACCTGCACGTTTAAAAGCAGCCTTTACATTTCCTGTTACAGGTATTCCAGTTATTCCTTGTGATTTAATCTGTCTTGATTTACCTCTTTGAAATAAAGTCTTTGGACCTGCATTATCTAATGATGGAAAAGCGTAATCTGGTATATCTATTGCTGGAGGTACACCTTTAGACTGCATTACATTAGGATTAACATCTATATTATTTGGTGTAGCTACTCTCCAACCTGGCTGTCCTTTATTAAATAGACTATTAGCTCTACTAAAGGAATATTCAATAATAGCATTAGCATTTTTAGCTACAGTATCAAGTTGGCCTGTTTTAGCAGCTTTTACACCTGCTCTATAGATTCTAGAACCTACTCCCTGACCATATTTCAAACCAGCTAAAGCATCTCCAATAGGTAAAGGTCCGTCTACCGCTATGGCAGCTCCCATAATTGGTATTTCCCAATCTTCAGGGATTAGCATATCTGCAGTAAAACCAGATATATTTCTAGCTCTATCACCAATAAACTGAGCACCAGGCATGTTGATCTTTTCAAGACCACCTGTTACTACTTTATCTACAAACTGAGCGCCAGTATCTATAGCTTGTTGTCTGTTTTCATTATAACCTTTTAAGGGATTAATGAATAGACTTTGCTTAGGAGCTAATGGATCTTGTTCTGGAGGATTGATTTGAGGATTAGTTTCATATTCCTCATTTAATTGTTCTTCTCTCTTTTTAATTTCTTCTTCAAGTTCTCGATCATCCATATCTACTTCCTCTGTGCACCGCCTCGACCACGGTTAGTCTTACGGGATTCTCTCTTATATGAACCATCAGCTTGTTTAGATGCATCAGTAGATGATCCTTTACGGATCTTTAAACTAGCTCTAGCTGCTGAATGTTCTCTTTTATATGCATTGCTATGTGCATATGCTCCACCAGGGCTATTATCTTTTACATGTTTAGCTCTGGATTTTGGATTCTTTCGGTAATGTTTAGCTGTTTTACCGAGCCCTTGATTTGCCATAAAGTCTACTTTGTACGAGGTCTGGATCTACTTGTGGAATAATGTTAGCCAATTTATTTAATGCACTACCTTCAAAAGCTACTCCAGTGATGTCGTTAGTCTTAAGCCAGTCACATGCTGCTTTTAAATCTTGAGTAGTAGCTTCACCACTCCTTATACGTTTCAGAAAGTCTTCTGTAACTAAGCGGTGAAGCTCATTAAAATTCTCTTCAGTAGCCTTCTTAGGGATGACTCTGACGTGTTCCATTTAACTATATTCGATTATTTCTAAAGTACCATCTGTACTAGCTGCTCTAATAGCTGATACACTTACACCGGGATATGGTATTCTAAGATTTAGTCTTTCTCCAGATCCTATGAAGAAACTTGTAGCTGCTTGTGTTGCAGTTCCTCCTACATTGAATCTGATATCAGCCCCTTTAGCATAGAGAGACATCCAACTGACTAATCCTTCTATATCTGTAGCAGCTTGTGATGCACCTGCAGCTATCTGATACGATTTCCTTACATACATTACTCTTTAAGTCCTGGGAATAAATTCTTTTTAATCAATGCTACTGCTTGATCATCTACGGTATTATCAGTGGATTTTGAATATGCCTCAAGTAGAGAGATAACTAATTCCTTAACAGCATTGGAGGTAAGGAAAGCCATAAGTAGTGGTTTGATGATAATCATTTGTTTCATTTAGTGGAGTTGGATTTTTTAGCTGATTTCTTAGCTCTTTCTTCAGCTTCTTTTTTATATTGTTCTGAGAGGGTACTCATTTTATTACAATTGGGTTTAGGTTTTGCCCATGGTTTATACCACGGTTTAGGTGGAGTTATACATTTTAATACTGTTTGTTCAGCTTTTGTCCATGCAGCTATAGGTATTACATCACTACATATATGGTAGACGCGTGAACCAGGAAGAAGCATGAATCCTTTTTGTTGAAGTTCAGCACAGTTTTTCATTCTGACTAACTCATAATCAAGTTTCATCTTTGCTTCTTGTTGTGCTGCAATAGATCTACAACGTTTCAATCCTTCTCTATCC